TAAAGCTCCCTCATACCATAGGGAGCGCAAACCAATTATTGAAAGTTGATGGAAATGGTCAACTTGGATGGGCTGATAATAGCTCAGGTGTTTCTCTTTCTGGTAGTACAAACAATACAATTGCAACAGTTACTGGAGCAAATGCTTTAACTGGTGAAGCTAATCTTACTTTCGATGGAAATAATTTAGCGCAATCTATAGATGCTTCTGGTGAAGGTATTAAGTTAACTGCAAGTGGTAATCATTGGATGATTATCGAAGGTGATGCAAATAGGAATAATACTACTGGAGGTATCTTTGCTTTTAGTGGTAAATGGAATGGTACACAAGTAGCGTTGATGGAGATCCAAACGGGTCAAGATACAACCAATAAGGATGATGGACAAATAAATTTCTATACAACACCTTCTGGTGGAAGTATTACGTCACGTATGGTTATCAATCCTGATGGAAAAGTCTGTATTAATAACGATAATGCTCTTTCAGATTTACATATATGTACTGCTGGTAGTAGTGAACAAGACGGAACATTAAGAATAGGTGGAACTGCTGCATCATTAGGACTTGTTATTGATTACGACCAATCGGCTGCAACTGTTTCAAGAATCACTGCAAATCCTACTTATACAAATGATGATTCTTTATTAAAAATTTGCGTAGATGGTGATGCTAATCCTAATCAATTAGTCTTAAGAGGTGATGGAAACATTGGTATAGGGATTAATGATACTTCAGCAGATTTACAAATAGTTGGGTCAAGTAGTGCTGGTCTTCTTAGAGTTGGTGGCAATCAGACTAATGGTGTTGGACTTGATATAAGTTACGACAACTCAAGTACAACAACAACAACTTTTAAACAGAATTACAGAGCGACTAATGCTGGAGCATTAATCAAGTTTGATTCTGGTTACTTTACCTTTCATACAGGAACGACAGGAGGAGAGAGTCTCCGCATAGATTCGAGTGGGAAAGTTGCTATAGGTACAATCACCCCTCATTGCGTTGCTAACGGAGTACATATAAAAACAAACGATTCAGGTGTTGCCTCTGCTTCTATAAATAGAGATGATGTCTTTATTGAGGGTAATGATCATACGGGTATAACAATAGCAACACCAAATAATAAAGCTGGTGCTATTGGATTTGATGATCCTGATGGTGCAGGAAGAGGAAGGCTTCAATATTCTCATTCTTCTGAGAAGATGCAGCTATACACTTCAGGTACAAACTCATTTGAGTTTACGGATGATCTAAATATTCTCGACGGAAACCTAGTCGTAGCAAGTGGTCACGGTATTGATTTTAGTGCTACTTCAGATGGTACAGGTGGTGGCACTACACCAGGTTCGGAACTTTTGGATGATTATGAAGAGGGTACATGGACGCCTACACTTAATACTGGAGATTTTGGTGTTACCAGTTATTCTACAAGGTACGCAAGGTACACAAAAATAGGTAGGGCAGTGCATATTGTGATGTATATCATGTTGAGCAATAAGGGAAGTAATAGTGGTAATTTAAAATTATGGGGATTACCATTTCTTAGTGCTGCAAGTCCTGCTTATAATTCTTTAGCTGTCTGGTCTACAAGTATGGAAGTTCCAGGAGCACGTTCAGTGATTGCTTTCGTAAATCCTGGCTCTATTTATTGTGCAATACAAAGATATAATGACTCCAGTGGAGATGCTAACTGGTGTACTGAAGCTCACCTAAATAATAATAGTGAGATACAGCTATCAGGAACTTATTTTGTTTAATTTTTAGACCTTTGCTTATGTCTCTAAACTAAGAAACTCGCAACCGAATTATGAGCAGATTAAAAACCGATGCTATCAGGAATGTCAACGCTTCTGTTGATGGTATTACTTTAGATACTTCTGGTAATGTTGCGATTCCTAATGAATTGCAATTAGCAGACAAAATTATTCATACAGGCGATACTGACACATCAATAAGATTCCCTTCGAGTAATACAATTACTTTTGATACAGGTGGTTCTAAGAGAATTGAATTAGATTCAAGTGGAAATTTACTTATAAATGCAACTACAACATTTTCTGGGGCAACTAAATTACAAGTTAGAGGTGCGAGTTCTACTATAAGTGATGGTGGTCAGATTTTTGATGTTGCAACGACAGCAGTAGCAACAGGTGGAACTCGATTAGCTTTTGGAGTAAATGAAGATAGTTATTCTTGGATAAGAAGTTATGAATCTGCTGTTGGTGCTAGAGATTTGGTTTTTGCTGGTGCAGGAGAATTACTTCGCATTACATCTGATGGGAAAGTTGGGATAGGTTTAACAACTCCACAAGCAACCCTTGATGTAAACAATATTGATAGTAGTAGTGCTGGAAATCATGGTTTCCAAATGGGTTCATATGGTATAAGAACAAATGATATTAACAGTTATAATCATTGGTATATTGAAAGAAATTACGGTGGCTGGCAAGCAACACCACAAGTTGTATTAAAAGCAAGTGGTCATACTGGATTTAATATATCAAATCCAACAAAAGTTATTCACGGAGAAGATTCTAGTGCAACTGAAACGAATGTTTTAGCATTAAGGAATTATAAGTCAGGTGTTAATACAAAACCTACATTAGTGTTTGAAGCATCAACTAATGCTGGACAAGGTGCAATGTCCTCTATTCAAGGGCTTGCTGGTACAGATGCAGGTGGATCAAATAATTCAAATGAAAGTGGAATGAAATTCATTGTCAGACATGGTGGATCTGGAACAGAAAGAGAAGCGTTTAGCGTTAAAAAGGATGGAAACATATACTTTCCTAGTGGACAGGGTGTTAGCTTTGCTGCTACTTCTGATGCCGCTAATAATGCAAATGTGGCTGAACTACTTGATGATTATGAAGAAGGCCGACACATCGTTTCAATTACAGGATCATCTTCTAACCCTACAGTAAACCTAACTATGGCAAATTTATGGTATGTCAAAGTTGGAAGTTTAGTTACCTTATCAGGAGAACTTAGGTGGACAACAAGTAGTCATGGTTCAGGGGCGTTGAGAATTTCTTTACCATTTGCTGCTAAGAATTTAGGTACAGGACATGCTTTTCAAGGTACGGCTCAAACATGGAACATAGACTGGAAACATGATCAAAGTAGTACTGATTATATTCTCAGTGAAGTCAGTGGAAATACCTCTTATATGTTTATAAGGTGTGCTGCAAATGATAATTTGAACGAAAACAGTTTAAAGTTAGGATCAAATGTTATTGGATCTGCAAATTCAGGTTATGGAGTAGAACTTTGCGTTTCACTATCCTATAGGGCTGAGTAAGTAATTATGGATAAGTTATTTCTTAGACCTTTGCTTATGTCTCTAAACTAAGCATTATTTTGTTCTTTCTCGTCTGATGGCACTAACACAAGTCACATCTGCTGGTCTTAAAGACGGTGAGATCGTTAATGCCGATTTACATTCAGCAGCTTCGGTTGCATTATCGAAACTCGCAAGTACTGGAGCTTTAGGTTCTGCTGTTACAGCTACAACCCAGTCTGCATCTGACGACTCCACCAAATTAGCAACGACAGCTTTTGTTCAAGCTGCTGTTACCAGTTTGATTGATGGCGCACCTGGATCGTTAAATACATTAAATGAACTTGCAGCCGCAATAAATGATGATAGTTCTTATGCCACTACTTTAACGACTGCACTTGCTACGAAACTGCCGTTGGCTGGAGGCACTTTAACTGGGACGTTAAATGTCGATGGTGGTTCCAGTGGGATGATTGACTTTGGAGATACTGGAAGTGCTTTTGGTCGTTTATATGCAGACTCAACAGGTACTTTTATTGGATCTAAAACACAACATTATTTATGGTTAAGAACTAATAATGTTCAACGAATAAAAGTATCAGATACCAGTGCTGCAACATCAATTGGTGGAGCATTTGCTTTTAATGCAATGCTTACGACCCAAGGTGATATATCTGGTGGTTTGTTAATGCTTAAGGCATCGGAAAATACTAATAGGTTCTTTGTTTCAGGTAATGATACTTCTGGTTGTGAGGTTAATTTATATGATGATTCAGGTGGACAAAGAGGAATAGTAGGAGTTTCTAGTAATGAATTTTTTCTAAAAGCACCTAACAATAGTGCGCCACTAACATTTTACACTCATAACGGTAGCAGTATTGGTGAAAGGTTTCGCATCGCATCAGATGGAAAGGTATATTTTGGTGATTTTGCTAGTGTAGGATCTAAAGCATATATCTTAAAAGAAGTAAGCGGTGATTATAAATTTAATATTTTTGCATCTTCATCTACTACTACTAATAGAATAATAACAATTAATAGTAGAAGTGATGTTGAAGCAATGCGTATTGACGCAGATGGTAGATTATTATATGGAACTACTTCTTCAACAAGAGAAACATCTTTAGTTTTAGTAGGTAATAGTAATTCTCATACAACAAATCCAGGCGTAATTGATTTATTTGTGGGTAATACTCCTAGTAATCTAGGATCTATGGGACAAATTTGCTTTGGTACTCAAAATGTAGTAGGAGCAAGAATTGATGGAAGAGCAGATCAAGATTGGACTCTTGGTTCTGCTAGAGGAACTCATATAAGATTTCTTACTGTTGAAAATGGTTCAACATCTCTTACAGAAAGACTTCGCATCCATTCTACAGGACAAGTTGAATTTAAGGTTCCAGATTCTGTTGCAACTTTAAAATTAACACCTAGTGGAACAAATGCTCCTGCCACAATTGATTTCAATACGCCTGGAGTAGGTTCTGCAGTATTTAAAGTTCAAGGTACAGAAAAACTTCGCATTACATCTGGTGGGCAGATTAAACATTCTCTAGGTCACTCTTCAGGTAGTTCAGCCAATGAGGATACGAGTTGGTACGGTGATGACGCAAATGAATATACTCTTGAACATCGTGATTTTAACGAGATATATGCACTAAAAACGGTAAACGCTAATAACTACGCTTCCTATGTTTATAGAAGGGAGACAATGACAAGTTGGTGCGATATTGAATTTGAATTAATGGGTGGGACTCCTTCTGGTTATAGACATGTTGGTTTTGCAATTAATGGTGATGGTAGTGATACAAATGGTAATTTTGATCGTTTAGTTTTTAGAAGTCATGCTAGTAATTCTTCTCTTAATCAAGTCAGATTAGACACATCTTCTGGAGAAGGATTTGGGACTGTTGGTACAGGTGTTCCTCAGTGGTTTGACGGTACATGGAGGCATATTCTTCTTCAAATTAGAGGTGATGAATATGGAATTACTGTTGATGGTGTAAGGAAATTTTCTTTTAACTCTTCTTATGCCGCAGCTAGAGCTTCTGGATATTTTGGTTTTACAATTTACGAAGCAAGTAATGATAATAATCCTTGGTTAAAACTTAAAAATTTCAAAATAAGAAATTACAGTAAAGAATGGGCTTCACCACAACTTTCAAGTGCGGGTAACAATGATGCAATTCAAGTTATGCACGATACGAATAATAAATGGGGGAAAATGATTGGAAAGAGAATACATAATACGAGTAGTGCTAGCTCTAAAAATGTTGATATTTTAAATATTGACTCTTGGCAAAGTCCTAATTCTCGAATAATTGTCAAAGTAAATGTAATGGCTATAAGTCCTGTTGCTGAAATTGGATTTTTTGCTTACGGATCAGCCTATTGTCGAAGAGGTGGTAGCAATACAACTGCTCAAAGTCATAGTGTCAATACTATGACCTTGGAGAATAGGTTTGGGAACAGTAGTGCCTATGGCAGTTTGGACTGGAACGGAATGGTTCTACGGTATCAAACCCCAGACGTTGCTTATTTAGATATGCACGTTGATGTTGAATATCATGGTTATGATGGTGTTAATGTTACTTTCCCGACTAAATATATTGTGGCTAGTTAAGAAACCCGCCGTTTTACAAATGGCAATTTAGGGCTACAATTTCAAGGTAATTACTTATCCTTATGCCTAGTACAGATGAGCTTCTAGCTTCCAAGCAACAAGAAGCAAAAACTCTTGCCGATGAATATAACGCTGGTCAAGAAGAGATCAACGAGAAAACAAAGGCTCAACAAGAGAAACTTCAACAGATCCTTAAAATCACAGGTGCTATAGAAGCACTTCAAGAATTGAAGAAGGATGCTGCTGCACCAGATCCTGCTTGTGAAGTAGTTTCAGAGTAAACTTAATCAAAACATTGTTCTAATGGCTGCAACTATTACTTGGTCTATTGACTCTCACAAGCATGAAACTGCTGGTAAGAAGTGCGTTCTTAGCGTTTCTTATCGTGTAACTGGTGTTGATGGTGATACCACCGACTCTATTTACAGTGAAGTTGCTTTGGATCGGCCTTCTGATTCAGATATGAAAGACTATGCTGATTTCTTAGGAACAGGCGATGCTGCTTTAGTTGCAGCCGTTAAAGCAAAACTTGGTACTGACACCGTAACTGCCAATGAAGATGCAGTTAAAAATTCAGTTGCAGCGTTAAAAGCTCCTACTGAAGTTTGGACTTCTGGCCCTGCTGCTGAATAACTAAATGGAACCTCTAAGAAAATTTGAGGTTCCTTTTTTTATTCATCAATTAGATCTAAATAAACAGCTTCAAATATTAAATATTTTCACTTGTAATGAAAAAAAATTAGAGAAGAAAGATCCTGTTTCCGATGTTTATACGGATTTTTTTGCTTCTAAAAATTATCTTCCTGATGTCGTTGAAATATTGCGAGAGGAATTAGAAGACCTATACCTTTCGGCTGGTTTTCGTAAACCTATAATTTCACAAGCATGGATGCAGCAATACACTAAAGGTTGCTTTATGACTCCTCATAATCATGGTATGACTGGGTTTAGTGCGATTTATTATATTAAATTTGATCCTACTGAACATGAGTCAACCAGATTTATTGCACCTCTAAATAATTTTATTACTGGAGATAATCTTGAATACAAGCCAGAAGTAAATAAAGGGACATTAATATTTTTTCCTTCAATGTTGATGCACTACGTCAGGCCAACCCAATCAGATAAGCCAAGGGCTATCCTATCGTTCAATATTGACGAACGTCTTTGAAGGATTAGAGTCATACCAGTAATGGCTTGCTTTATGCAAAAAGTTTTCAACATTATCTCAGCACTTTCGTTCGTACTTGTCTTGGGTATTACTGGTGGTGGAGTTTTTGGGTTTCTCTGGATTACCAACGAGGACAACCAAAAGATGCTTCAAGATAAAGCAATGGAAAAGGTAATGGGTGCTATGAAGTTACCTGGATTATCTGGTCCTGCTCTACCTACTGGCCCTTTAAGTCCTGCACAGCAAACGAACGAAAACAAAAGAGCAATTGGTTTACCTAAGTTTTGATTCCTAAAATTGAGATCCCTTTTGTTGGGATAAAGCCTATTAATCTATATATTGTTAAAGCTCCTACTGTTGTAGCTCCAAGCGTTCCTATCAATATTCCAATAGGATTTCCAGTAATTGAAATGCCTTGTGTTAAGGCAAGAAAGAGTTTTGAAAATGATGCACTAATAGATACTGATCCAGAACATAATCTGATCTTGTGTTCGGGTGCTGGTGCGCCTGCTTTTGATCCTATAAATTATGAACCATTAAGGATTGTCCCGATAAAAGAAGAAGAACCTCAACGATACGAAGAACCAGAAACGCCTCCAGCAGCAGAAGTACCAGAAGCAGTCCCAGAAGCTTGCCCTCCCGATGGTGCGCCTGAGATTGGAACAAAGGTAGAAGAAGGAACTAAACAAATTATCAAGTATGAATTGGTCGGAAACCGTTGTGTAACTAGATATAAAAAATTAAGTGTCCAGCAACAGATAATTGATGCGATACCTACAGTGCCTCAAGTAGTAAAAACGGGAGGAATTACTCTTGTGGCTACAACGGCTGCATTGAGTACACCACTGCTTTTGAAGGCAGTCAAACCGATTATTAAACAGATAGTGAATAGAGTTAAAAAGATATTAGGTAAAAATGTAAAACGACCAAATTTATCGCAAAAAAGAACTAATTCTTATCGGGAGAAGAGGGGTTTACCACCTCTAAAGGAGAAGAAATAACATGTCGATGAGGTAAAACTTGACCCATCTTAGGCTTAACAACAATATCTTCGCATAAATGAAAGTAAGGAGAATCTGGTGCAAATTCTATTCCATCTTTTTTCAAGATTCCGCACTGTTTTAATCTTGCGATGTGCCAATCTAGCTTCTTATTTTCTATTAATTGCTGTTGATGTTCGCCTTGTAGCTTTGCATTTTTCAAACAAGTACGTTGAAATCTGCGATCAAGTGGCATTGAGAAAGTTAAACTTGCTCCAACATTAAGTGCATAATTATCTTTCTGACCTGTCCTCACATCTTGGTAATAAAGAATTGTACCATCATCGTTATAGACAGGGTTCTCATACCAGTATTCTCTTGGTTTAGAAAAAGAATGTGAATCAGTTACGAAGGGAGAAAATGTTAGCATTGGCCCCTGACAAACTACTCCACCTCCGTATTGATTTTGTATAAGATTTCCCTGTAAAGTTTGTATTGCCATATTGGTCAGACTTGCTGACGTATTTGCAACAGGAGCCGCAGTTTGTGAAGTATTAGCTAACGCACTTTGACCACTAAATAATATTATTGCGAGAAGACTGAAGTAGTTTCTGTTGTACTTTCGAGTACAGTAGTACGATTGATTGTTGTCATGTTTGATAGACCAGGGCCAATGTAACTTTCTGCGTATTGAAAGGCTTCTCCTGGGTTTGCAATCGTGACGTTCGGTTTTTGTGTTAGATCTGCACCAGTCCATGTATAACTTACTCCGTTAATCGTTTGGGACGTTTGCTCTGGAGGCGGCGAAAGAGTTGTGCCATCAATAGACAAATTCGTTCCATTGATCGTATAAGTATGCCCAGTGTTATAGTCAGTAGAGACAATAGATTCAGTAACATTTTGAGTAGTGCGAGTGACTGCCGACATGGTTCCACTTGAAAAGTTGGGAACCACTGGTACGGCTAAAGTCTGAGGTATATTTAATAATAATAATAATGGTAAATACCTCTTCATTTTTCTACTTTACGGTGACAGAACTTACAACAGATCCAGTAGCAACAGTACCTGCTCCACCAGCAGTGAGCGAAACAACGCCAGCCGAAGTTACAGAACCCGCAAGAGATCCTGCACTTCCAGCAGCATGAGAAGTAACGTCACTGAAGTTTGGTACTGCTCCTGTCGATGGCGCACTGGAAGGAACCGCATCTCCTGTTACCAGAGACTGGCTGAACGAAAATGATTCTCCAGAGGTCGCATTCTGGGTTGCAGCAATCGTGCCAGGTGAATAAACTCCACTTGTGATCGTGCCAGCACTGAGCGTTCCAGCAGTTGTTCCATCGGTCACATCTACTCCAGTTCCAGAGATACTAAAAGAAGTACCAATCCTTTCAGCCTGACTTACTGCGGCATTTACTGTAAGCTGTGCGCTTGAAGTGATGCTATGCGTCAAATCTGCATTAGCAGCAGGAGCCGCTAAGAAAAGAATCAAAAATAGTTTTTTCATTGAAGCTTACCGTCAGGGCCAATAGGTTTGTTTGTAATAGGATCAACCCTTTGGACTTCAGCTTGTTTAGCAATAAGTTCCAATGGCTGTTTAACAATGATAGTTTGATAACCTCCTGCTGTTGGTATAGCACCAGACCCTTCTTCTTCTTTTTTCTTTTTCTTGTTGCCATTATTGGCTCCTACGCTGATGCCCCAGCCAGCCAAAATGTTTCCCAATAATCCCGCCGCAAAAGTACTGTCAATTCTGGGCTGGTCTGGAATATCCATTCCAAACATCCTTGTTGGAAGTTTGATGTATCCAAGGGATAATACGCAAATACACCAAAAAAGAATGGCTCCCTGTGCCGTTGTGGACACCAGAAACATTATCTTTTCTTGGTACTCAGGCTGGTCTTGATCGTTTTTGACTAATACTTTTTCTGGTTCTTCTTGCTTGGCTTGGTTTTTGACTTTTTCTTTGACATCCATGTAAAAAAGCAGCAAACATACCTACATTAGTCGTAAATCGTTCAAACGTAATGAAGTTCCTTTCCCAAGAGCAGAAAGAAACAATCGCCAAGGCTCATGGCCTCACAGTGGCAGACATCAATAAACGTATTGAAATTTGGAGCTTAATCAATGATCCAGACATCTCTAAACCAGATTTAATAGCTGCCCAAAAGGAATGGATTAAGATCCAACAAGGTCATTGGGTTAATAGAAATGCCTGAAATTCATGCTGCTCTAGTTGGTGCTATGCTATCTGCGTTGCTTATGGTTCTTGGTAATCGCTCCAATAAACGCCAAGGAGACATCAGAGAGATCTTTCACCGTCTGAACGCTATAGATAAAGAACTCGCAAGAATTGACGCAAAAAGACCTCGTAACTGGCGTGGACAATAAAAAACCCTTAGCGTCCTCTACGAGCTAAGGGCTAGAACAATCCGCTTCCCACAGCGTTGTTTAACAATTAAACTTGCAGCCTCCTAATAAATTGCTATTTAATTTTAGCTAGTTCTCTTTTGTTGTTCAATAGGTAAGCCCTTTCAATTTGTTTTCTTTTCTCTAAGCAATGTGAACAAAAACATACAATCGTTTTTTGTTCCATAACCTTGCTAACTTAATTAGTGGTTGTAACAGAAAAACCTCCCTCTGCTTTGCAAGTTCAGGGAGGTTTGACTGGGCGTATGGGGTTCGCCAAGCCAAATGTAGCGGTTATATATAAGATTGTGAAGAGTCAATCTAATTATGCGAAAACTAGCTAAACCTTTCCTGCCTCTTCTTTACGCTTTTTTGCGTAGCGAAACAGGTAAAAAACTGTTACTTGACCTATTGAAATCAGCAGCAAAACAAACTACAAATACACTTGATGACGAAGCTGTAAACTTCCTTCAATCAAGGTTATACCCAAAATCTAATACGAATTTACAATGACAAGTTACGATCCAAAATGGTTACAAGAAGACAGGCAAAGAATGTTAAATATGGAGCGTTGGTACGTCCTTGATGGTCGTCATTTACCTGACAGTCCTTTCCACGGTGTCTACACTGGGTTAGCAGCTAAAGGCAAAGAACTAGATGGAGAACTTGGATGAACAGTTCATTTTGTTAGATGCTTTGATGGAGCCTCCAACAATGGAGCAAGAATTAGAATTAGAAAAAAAGATTAGATGGTTTAATGAAGGAGCAACAAGAGATCAACTTCTTAGGCATTGTGAAGCCTTAGAAAGACAAGGATTTCAACAGGCGCAATTCATTGCTAATTGTTTGACAGAAATTGCAAGATGTAAAGCTAAAATTGCTTGTTTACAAGATCCTCCAAAGAAAAATTTTCTAAAAAGATTATTGAATCTATGAAGGCACAAACTCTGCATTAGATCCTGTCTTTATCCATTTAACTTCACTGTCCTCGATTGCAACTTCTGGGTACTGTATTGAGTACCACCGATGATCGCAGTCAGGGCATCTTCTACGTCTAATAGTAACTCCATCTTCTGCACGTTTAGTGCATACAACTCTAGTCCTAACAAAAGAACACTTAGGACATGCAGCAATAATTTTATTAACCATTTATGGAGCTGGAACGAGTATGTGTTGTGCGTGTTCTGATCGTCTTCCGTCAGGCCATTTAACACCGTAGTAATAACAAATACGATCTCTTTTGTTGTATTTCTCTATGACCTTGATAATTGTTCCTCTAGCTGATTCTGTTTTAAGGAAGACTCCCGTATTCCTTTTCTTATTGACTTGATCGTTAATCTGAAATTTCGGTTGTGGCATAGTTATTTTTTAAAAGATAAAGATCTACAAGCTTTTTCTTGCTGTAGTGGGCATTGGTTTCAGCTAATGATCTTAGCTGCTTACTTGGAAGGTCTAAAAGGAATCTTGCAAATCCTTCATAAGGTTGTGGACTTTTATAAACAAATCCTGATCCAATGAAATCCAATAGTTTTTTCATTAATCTTTAGGCCAAAAACAGGCACAATCTTTTGCCCATTCTCCTCCACTTGATCTGCCTTCGGGTAGTCCTAGACCACATTCTGCCTTAAGAATTAACCAATGAATACAATTAATACATCTTGGCTTTCCTTGATTGATGGCTCTGGCATCTGCATAAAGGTACTCAGCCTCTAAAACAGCATTTTCTAAATCTTCTGAATCTAAAGGAAGATCTAATTTCCCATCTTTTGTTTTGATTTTCACTCGCCAAGACTCACAGGCATCCCTATAGAGAACCATTCTTCCTGTGTGATACCGCAATGACGGCATTTATTCTTTTTCTTTGTCCCTAATAATAGTCCCATCGGTTAGTTCATAACCATTAGGCGGTTGTACTAACCAATGCCTACGACCATCAATAATACGAAAATAGTATTGACCATCGTAAACGATACGTGGTTCTTCTTCCATAAAAATCAAAGAGATAAGGATTTGGCTTGTTTTAAAGCTTCGCTTTTTGTATCAAAGAAATCACCCCATATAACAGAACCTTTTACTTGCTTCCAAGGTTTGAAATAACTATCCATTCCTATAGCAACAAGCTTGACACCATAAATTTCATTCATGCTTTACAACCTCATCAAAAGCAAGATTTTTTGCTTTGCTCTTCAATTCTTCATACTGTTCTTTCCCCAATATCTCTTGTAATAACTTGTTTAAATTCTGTTGGTATTTTTGTCTAACAAATTCACTTTTATTTAAAGCAATGTTTGTTTGAATCTTCTCTAAAAAAGTATTACATATTTGTTGTTTTCGTTTGATTTTAACAAGCCAGTCAGGATTTACTTCCTGACCTTGCAAGTATTTTTCATGTGTTATAGAAGCTATACTCTCATTCATCGTCTTGATTGCTGTCGCAAGTTCTTCTTCCAAAAGATCTAATTCTGGATTACTCAGTTTTTCTAAGTCATCAATACTAACTACTTTCTTAATTGTTTTACTGTTAAAAGTTAATGCCATTGGTAAAGGATAATTATTCCGATACTAACGAACAATCATGGTAGGAGAACTTTGATAGCCCCTGGTTCCTTCCTGATTTCAGCAAGCCTGTTGCCTCGCATAAGACACCAAGCTCCAAGCTTACCAATCGGATTGACAGGAAGACTCGTAGATTTTCGTTTGTATGGTTTCATTGTCTGAGTCACCCAAGAGGGTGGCATCATCACATCGACCTTGCGATGACTGCCCAGTTTTAAGAGTTTTAGTCCAAGGACTTGCAACATTTTCTTTTTTTATTTGATTGTAATTAAGGCTTCTCTTGAGCTAAAAGTTCTTGGCCTTTCTTTACATGTTCTATGGTCTTTTGAACAGAAACATCTTTGCCATTGGCTAAACGATTTAATTCGTTGAGATGTTTTTCTGCTTCATGTAACCGCCTGATTGCTCCATCCTTAGCGGATTTCATTAATTCAGGTTCTTCGATGACCCTTTGTGCTGGAACATAAGCTTTAAGAACAGATACATGAACAAAAGCTGGTTGTTCTCCTTCTTCGGGATGAATAACCCTAACAGTCTTAATTAAAGAACGTGCTTGTGTTTTGCGATGTTCTTCTGCTGCGACCTCATCATCCCATTCAAAAGCTTCATGTAAAACAGCTTTTTTTGGCCTTGATTCATCTACAACATTTGATGCAGTAGTTTGCCCGTATTTTTTATTAATACGTTCAAGCTCTTCACCTGCGTCTTGTGCTTCAACATTGTTTGTATAAAACGAATGTGGAGACTTGCGAAAACAATAATCAGTCATTAGATAAAAAACAAAAGTTAGTGAATTAATAATACCGAGTCTTATCTTGCCGAACCATCCCCTCCGCACCGCGCCGAAACCAACCACGCCTGCCTCAACTCTACAATCCCCGCCGTAACGCTACCCGCCATGCCAATAGCCGTGCCTGCTAAACCCCGCCTGACCCTGCAACTCCATCCACACCGCGCCCAACCATGCCTGCTAAACCCCGCCTGAACTCAACTCTCCGCGCCTAACCACACCTGCAAAACCTCGCCAGTCCTAGCCTTTGTTGCCCCGTTTCTCCATTGACTGCCACTCCTCCCTAGCCTGCCGCATCTGACCTCGACTCTCCCTTCCCTAACTTGCTCCTCGCTACCTTGACGCGCCTCGCCTGCCGACCCTTCCACTCCCTACCAAGCCTACCGCTTCGCTCCGTAACTCGCCCTAACGCTCCGTGCCTGCCCAACCTCGTCTTTCCATAGCGCACCAAAACGCACCCATCCTTGCCTGCCTTTCCAATCCTGACCAGAACCCGCCTTCCTCTCCGTGTCATTCCTTGCCTGCCGAACCGACCACAACCGACCACACCATCCCCTCCAAACCCCTCCCTTCCAAGCCTGCAAAACCGTGCCTTTGTGTTCCTTTTCGGGCCATGCCCTAACGCGCCTCGCCTGCTAAACCTCACCATTCCTGACCGCATCATTCCTGACCTCGCCTGCCTCAACTTTCCGCAACATGCCTTTACCATCCCCTCCAAGACTCTCCCCTCCAGTTCGCATCATGCCTAGCCTGCCATCCATGCCGTCCTCGACTCTCCTGACCACTCGATTCCTCGCCTGCCTCACGCTCCTCAACACACCGCATCACACGATACCCCACCCCCCTGAACTCGCCATGCCTGCCATCCATACCAGATCGGTCCGACCAGTACCCGCCCAACCAGTCCAAACCTGCAAAACCGTGCCAAAAAAAAAGAAGGTCAAGGAAAATCCCTGACCTTGAAAAGATTACTTATTCACTATTTTAAATAAGCCATAACCAAGACCTGCACTCATTTTTGAGTCTGGCCTCCCTTCACCAACTCCAACTTGTAAACCAACCCTTGCGATCAAGTTAGTAACATCCGCATCGCTTAACATGCCAGCGTCATATTGAATCCTCAAAGAAGCAGCCCATGTTTTATACATTGGCCTAGCACGTAAATCAATCACACCTGTAGCGTTCCTTGTCGGTGCGATCCATTCCTCGGCAACACCTTCTGTAAGTTTTACAAGTGGCGCGGAATCAACCTTGTCTAATCCGTCAGATAAAACCATAAAGGCAAGCTTGGCATGAGTCATTTTAAATCCAACTGCACGGCAAGCACTGATAGCACCATTCCTAAATGCAGCAGCATGTATGCCTTCCCATCCTTCTGTGCTGACATGCTTTGCTCCTTCAAACAAAGCAGTAAAATCTTTTGCTTCGCGAATTTTTTTACTGCTAGATGTACTACCAGCTTCTTGCTTCGCTTTCATCTCTTCCTGTGCTTTAGCACTGAAGCGATTAATTACTAAAGGTGATGTACCTTCAATATCAATCTGTAAATACCTGAAGTCAGGTGGAGTGATAGCCATAACAGCTTTTGATGCTGCTTTCGTTTTGGTTGCCGTAGTAGGCATAATGAATAATAGATAATGGATAAAAGAGCCTTTTAGCGTCTTGCTAAGGACGAGAAATTAAGGTTGATATTCTTCTTTGCTTGTAAAAGCGTGCCAACCTCTTGGTAATTGAGCCAAATATTTTAAGCAGTTTTCATGCGTCATGTAATGGTCTTCTCTGAACTGACCATCGTCGAACATATAGATCACATGAACTTTTTCTCTATAGCAATCGAAGAAGACTCGTTCTTTTTGGCTACCTTCTGTTTCCCAGATAATAGTGTGATCATTCGTCTCAAAACCAAAATGAGGTTCCTCGTTAGGGTCATAATCTCTAGCCTGTTTTTGTGGCCCTGCATGATGTCCAACCATGACATCTTCGTGAGGTAAATATTGTTCCCAAACATCTCTTAATTCTGGAACAAATTCTGAATAATAAGATTCCATAGTCATACTTCTACCTCTTTATCAGCTTGTTCAAGAGCTACATCAAAAGCTTTTTGTATTTCGTCTGTTACATCCCATGATTGACTTGGAATCATTGGAGCAACATTGTGAATAGAAAGAGTCACTATTGCCCATTGAGCTTTAGTGAGAGAAAGTGTTGCCGTAATCTTTTCCATAATTCCTAAAAGATAAAAGATAGAGGCTTGATCGCCTATGTATTAATTATGCAACAAGAGGTAGCACCGTGCAACCCCTTGTCACAAATTCTTAACAATTAGAACCAGTTAGAGTTCTCTTTGCTTGTCTCAGGAACAGCATTAGCAACTTCCTTATTCGCGCTAACAGATTTCCCTTCATCAACTTCCTTCTGTTTCTTCCAGTCGCTAGTAATTGTTAGTCCTAAATACTTTCCTCCTTTCTTGGAAGTATTCATATAGCCACTAGCTCTTAAAGGAACAACTTCTTCTTTGTTGTAGTCGTCATAATCTGGTGTTGCATGGGTTAAATATTTAATTAAATCAGGCAACTGATTAGCTGGAATATTTACTACCCCGCTAAATTCTGGATACTTTTTACTTGGATCAAATTTGTCTCCTCTGATCCTTTTATGGTCTTCCTTTGATTGAGGGAAAACTGCAAGCTTGAAATTAAATGACATGGTTAAAAATTAAGAATTAGTAGTTTGAGTGTTGGCTTTTTCGTAATGCTCTACATCAGCCATCTTGTAGCGCACTTTGCCTCCAATTTTGATGAATGGTGGCCCCTGTCCTTGTCCTCTCCACCGTATTAAACTTTTACGGTGGAGTTTCCATCGTTCTGCAAGTTGAACATCAGTTAGAAATTCAGAATCCGAATCCATCTTCAGCCTCCTTTTTAGTTGGTTTGTCCTCTTCGACTAGAGGCTCTTTTTCTCTAGGTTGTGCGATAGCAGCTTCATGTGGCGTGTTAGGCACGGTTACATTCACAGGTTGGATGTCCACAATTTCATCCTCAGTCTGTATCCCTAGCAGCAAATCTGCCACATATTGTCTCCCAAAGAAACTTGCTGCACGATAACGCAGCATCAAAGAAGGCATCGTCTTCCATTTGCTATTCCTTGTCCAGCCTTCCTTCTCTGCCATATCTAAAGATACCCAAGCACCGCAAACTTCTTTCTTGTCTTTTGTTCTTATTGCCTTACAACGACAAGCAGTAATGAAAACTTCATCTCCTTTCTTTGTCCCCTTCTCCTCGTAATCTAAATCTTCAAACCTCCCTGAACCAATGATTGTTGCTGTAATAAACTGTGCTGACCAACTAGGCTTTCCATGAATAACATTCATGTTTTGCATTACCACCAATGGACTAATGTTCATTCGATTAGCCATCTCTAATGCAACCAAGCAATTAGCTAATCCTTCCTGTCCTTGATAATGAACTGGTACAAGATTGCTACCAGCTAAAGATTTAGCCATGCGTTGATATAACTCAAATGAAACTTCGTTCTTGTAAACCGAAGACTCAGGAGTATTTGTTAAAGCAGATTCAGTCATTAGTTTTCTTGTAAATGATCGGAAATTCTTTCAAGTGCATCTTGAATACCTTGAAGAGACTCTATTAATTCGACTTTGAATAAAGAATTACCCTCTCCACTTCCATACCTGTCTCTTTCAACCTGAAATTTTTTGTATTCATCTGAATAAGGATAATGAGGATTTTGATAACTAAGTTCTAGTTTTTGAATCTCAGTCATACTTTCCCACCACTCTTCAGCTTTTTCTTTCGAGTTAAAATCTTCGGTCACGTAATTGTCCTCTTAAATAGAATGTTTGCTTCAGGAAATTTCCTGTCTAGTATTTTTCTTGCCTCTTCAGGCGTTGGTGCTGTGATCCTTATGTTCCTTCCCTTCATGTTTGGTTTTTCACAAACCCAAAAGAGATGAATTGAAGATCCTAAAGAAGTTGAGTGCCAATTCATTAGCAGAAAAGTCTTTTAAATCGTTGAATAAGAGTCAGTTTTTTATGGACTCCTACTGGAACCCATTCGCCTCCTTTGCCAACAAACATGTTTCCTGTATCTCGTTCGATCCATACATGATTGTCAGCTAAAGGCTTCTCAGGTACAGGGGGATCGCTCATCAGAACAAAACAATGTCATCCATAGAAGGTAGGACAGTATTACTTTTCTTAGGAGACATCCATGCAGGAAGACTTATTTGTTTAATTTCTTCCGTGTATCCCGTGTAGTTTTCTGTCCTTCTCCACTCCGCTATCTTCTGTAAATCAATCATTGCTTGTTCAAAACCATTTGCCACCATTGCAGAGTCAGCTTCATAAACACCAACCCCATAAGGTGCAGTCTTTTCAATAGCAATAAAAATAAAACGATCTGGTCTTACACCAGTAGCTTGCTCTATCCCATGTAAATAAAAACCAGCTTGTACGTGATAGCGAAAATTACAAACACTCCTACCAAAACCTTTTAAAGAAGCATCAGTTGTAGTTTTTAAATCTACAATCGTTGATCCATCTTTAAATAAATAGTCAGGTCTACATTTGCAATTCAGTCCTGTCTGTTCATTTTTCCAGAAGAAACTTTGTTCTGCTAAACCATCAGCATCTAATAATTCATTAGCAGGCTTACAAGCAAGTAACGATTTTGTCATTGCTTGCAACTGTTCTTTGTCGTCTTCGTTAAGAACAGTTCTACCAGCTTCTTCTTGCCTTGCTTTCCATTCCTTACCGTCTTTACTTCTAGCGTTTAAAATTTCAGGTTTGTAAATAAACTCAGTTTCAAAGACATCAGGCTCAAGCACTAAAGCATGAAAAGCAGAGCCAATTCGCATGGCTGGGGTCAGCTTTTGTTTTTTTCCTTCTTTTTTATATTGAAGATGAATACCACTTTTATTGGCAGCATCTAAGTCTGATTTGGAATATTCCTCTTTTGAGTGATATTCCTCGTTGCTTAACTGAACAGCACCTTTCATAAAGGGTTGCGTAAACTTGTCACATCATATAGCATACTATCGTAAGATGCAACTCTATGGAACAAAGAATTTACCAGAAAGAGGCTATCCAAAACTGTCGAAATGCTTTTGGAATTAATAAAAAATCAGTCCTCTTAGTTATGCCTACAGGCGCAGGAAAAACTGTCGTCTTCTCTCAAATTGCTAAAAATGCTGTAGAAAAAAACAACAACGTCCTTATACTTGTCCACCGAAGAGAGTTAATAACTCAAGCATCTAAAAAACTCGCAGCCATTAACGTAAAACATGGAATTATTGCTGCGAAATTCAAACCTACAGATGCACCTATCCAAATAGCTTCTGTTCAAACTTTAGTTAGAAGACTTGATACCACTAACTTCATACCGTCTTTAATTATTATTGATGAGGCTCATCATGCAGTAGCAGGTTCTTGGAAAAAAATTCTCGACAATTATCCAAAAGCAATTCGTCTTGGAGTCACCGCTACACCTTGTCGCCTTGATGGACGTGGCCTTAAAGAATTTTTTGACGATCTCATCCTCGGACCAACAATTCCAAAATTAGTTGAACTTGGCTATCTCTCTCCTCATCGAGTATTTGCCGCGCCAAAAACTGTAAAACTCGCAGGTATCAAAACTAGAGCAGGAGATTACGCAAAAGATCAACTTTCAGAACGAATGAGAGAATATGCAGTCATAGGAGATACCGTAGAAAACTGGCAAAAACATGCTTCTAATCTCCCAACTGTTGCCTTTTGTGTTGATATAGATCATGCCGAAGCTGTTACTACAAAATTCAATGATGCGGGTATTAAGGCAGACATAATTACTGGTGACATGAATACTACTGACAGGGATCAGGTAATTAATGACCTATCCACTGGTCGAATCCAAGTCCTTGTGTCAGTCGATGTCATTAGCGAGGGCTTCGATTTACCAAAAATTTCATGTGCAGTTTTACTTAGACCGACGCAATCTGAAGGATTATATTTGCAGCAAGTCGGACGCATACTTCGTCCTGAAAAAGATAAAGTTGCCATAGTTCTTGATCACGTTGGAAATACTCGTAAACACGGCTTCGTTGATGACATAAGAAAATGGTCACTTAATGCAAAAGCAAAGGCAAAACGTAATGATGAACCAGCACCTTCTGTTACGACTTGTGATGTTTGCTTCGCTACTTACAGACCTCAACGTGTGTGTCCCTCTTGTGGTGCAGTAAAAGAAAAACAAATTCGTAAACTTAATCACTTAGAAGGCGAACTTATCGAATTAAAAAGAGAAGAAGTTCGTCTTAAAGCTGAAGAAAAAACTGCTAGAAGAAATGAATACAGAAATGCCAATACACTTGAGGACTATTTCGCTATTGCTGAAAGACGTGGATACAAAAGAGGTTGGGCTTATCACGCCTATAAAAACCGTAAGTTGAAAATCTCAACTACAAAAACTATAAACGATCAGTGGAATTGGGGGTAAGATTTATGAATGAGCAACTTAGAAACAAAACTCCAGCAAGAGATAAGACTCGCTCTGGGGCAAATGCCAGATCTCCGAATATTTCGTAACCAAGTTGGACAACTTCCAGATCTTAGAACAGGTAGACCCGTACAATTTGGCTTGGCAAAAGGTTCTTCTGACCTTATTGGTTTTAAAACTATTGAAATCACTGAAGAGCATCTAGGCAAAAAACTTGCAGTCTTCACAAGTATCGAAGTGAAAACTGCTAAGGGCAAACTCTCTCCTATGCAGCATAATTGGCTCTCCTGTGTAAAACAGGCTGGCGGTATCACAGGTGTTGCTCGTAGCGTTCAAGACGCTATCCAAATAATTTCTAAACCTATCTCTTATCTCAATGAGCGAATTAAAACTGGATCGAAATCAATGGAGAACATTCACACAGCTACTAAACAAAACAAAAGATCAAGTTCGTCTTAGAGCTTTTTTCCCTAAAGGACATCCTCTTAAAGATCAAGATCGTGGTAAAAAATCTCATGCTGATCTCGCATGGATTACTAAATGCCAAGAAGATGGTCGTGGTGTTTATGTCGTCGTAAACAATGGTGGTGATACAGATGCTTCAATTACCGATTGCAAAGCCTTTTTCTGTGAATGGGATGATCGTGAAAAATATTGGCAAATTAATGCTTGGCAAGAATTAGGTCTTCCAAAACCTTCTCTCCAGATTGATACAGGGGGTAAATCTATACACAATTATTGGATACTTAAAAAATCTATAGACCCAAAAACTTGGAAGCCTATACAAGAAAGATTATTAGACCACGCAGATGCAGATAGAGCATTAAAAAATCCTTCCAGAGTAATGAGATTACCTGGTACTCATCACATGAATACCGATGGTTCACCAGGTGAATTAACAACAATTATTGATAACTCAGGAACAACTTATACTCTCAAAGATATTGAATCTTGTTTACCTACTCCCAAAGTCGCAGAACAAATAAAACGTAGTTCTGAATACAAAGATTATAGAAAAGAAAGTATAGAAGTTGTTGAAGAAGCTTTACGTTGCATCCCTTCAAGAACGCCTGGTAGTAATACATATCACATGTATAGAAATATTCTCTGGGGATTAATAAAAGCTTGTGAAGATGCAGGTAGAGACAGTGATTATGCTGTTTCTTTAATGGAATCTCATTCCCCAAGTTGGAAAGGACTTGATCAAATTGCAAATTCTGGCGGTAAAGATATTACAGCAGGTACTTTTTGGTATTGGGCTATAAAAAATGGCTATGTCCCTCGCAGAAATGTAACAGTTTTACCACCTAACTGGGACTTCTTTAATACACAAAATAATAACGATGATAATGATGATGATAACGATGATAATGGCAATAATAACAATGAAGAAGGGATACAAAGAGGTGGCGAACGATTACAAAGACTTGAAGCACATGATTTACTACGTGAACTAAGAAGTTATCCAAAAAAAGATAAAGAAGGGGGAGCTTTTCGATATAACATTTTTACCCAACAAATTGAATTTGGAGGCCAAGTTTGTCAAGGTAAAGCATCACCTGAAAGATTTTATCTAGCACTCGCTCTTCAAGGTTTCAAAATTTCCAAAGACTTAGCCTTCGACTGCCTCGTTCAAACTGCAAGAGAAAATGAATACGATCCTGTTCGTGAATATTTAGAACGATGTCGAGACAAAGAACCACCAATGTCAATCGACAGACTCGCAAGTACTTACCTAAGACCTGAAGACGCTGCTTTACCAGAAGCAACAATCTACGATCAGATGATTAAATGCACCATGATCGCTGCTGTCGCAAGAGTTTTTGAGCCAGGTTGTAAATTTGATAATGCTTGTATTCTAATGGGACCGCAGGGCGCGAGAAAGAGTTCATGGTGGAAAGCTATGGGAGGTGATTTCTTCTCCGATGCACTTAAAGATATTTCTACAAAGGACTCGCTAATGATTTTGCACCGTTCTTGGATTATGGAAATGTCCGAGATAGATCAAGTCCATAGTAAAAAACACAGTGGAGAAATAAAAGCTTTCCTATCTCAATCAACCGATATGTTTAGAGTCCCGTATGGAAAAGTTACCGAAGATTTTCCTCGTCGTGGAATCATTGTTGGATCAACTAACAGACATGATGGTTTCCTCTTAGATGAAACTGGATCTCGTAGATTCTGGGTTATAGAAACAACTTGTACGATAGAAAATCAAATAAACGTAGAAGGTCTATTAAAGGAAATTGATTCGCTTTGGGCAGCCGCAGTTCATTGTTATGAGAATGATGAACCATATCAACTTCCAATAGAAACGGAATTAGAAATTAATGAAAATAATGAAAAATATTTAATAGATAATCCGTGGAAAAATATTATCTCCGAGTATGTAAATTCACCATCGAATTTTGATCGGGAATTTACAACTAATGGAATATTAACTGACGTAATTGAAAAACCATTAGAACGACAGACTCGCTATGACCAAATGCAAGTTGCAACCATATTAAAGGACTTGGGACTTACAAAAAAACGCAGAGGAGCAAAAAATAGTCGCAAATGGGTCTACATTCGAGAATCGCATGGTGTCCTAACCTCGGCGCAAGACTCGCTTAGGTTGGACGAGGTTGCCACCCACTCATACGAAGAGATTTGAAGGAAGTGTCCTAGTCCTAACCTATTCCATTAACCACTTTATTTTTTATAAAAAAGAGGGGTATAGGGCGAAAAGGGGGCTATCTTGGATACTGGATTATAAAAACGGAAAAGTCTTGAAACAGGATGGGGGGTTAGGACAGGATAGGACACCAGTTTTTCTAGTCTCACTTCAGAGACTTGCTAACATATACATAGACTCGATGAGTTCTTAACAATGGGACAATACGTTAAGTTTGAAGCATCTAAGATTTTTAAGTCTTTAAATATATTGGAAGAATCACAGCTTAAATATTCTTCAGGTAAGGCTTTAAGAAAACTTGGATACTCTCTAAAATCATCTGTCATCCCAACTCAGATGAAAAGAAATTTTATTATTGGAGAACAAGCCGCGCCTTATACATTAAATAGTATTCGTTATGGAATTATTGATAACGATACTCTCGAAATAAGTGTTAATGAAGCTGAAGGAAAAGGTAATGCACCCGCTAAATATCTTTTCCCGCCTATGGTCGCTGGAGGTGCTGCATATACAACAAGATTTACTAAAGCTTTAAGAGCGCAAAAATATTTACCTGAGTCTGGTTTTGCTATCCCAAATAAAAATGGCATTGGTGTAGGTAAAAGAAAAGTTCCAGGTTGGTTTTATGCTCAAACACTTGCTGGACTCGCAAGTTCAGATAGAAGAATGGGTAGTTCTTCTCCTAGAAATTTATCTAAACGTGCTAATAGGAAAAAAACTTCCCAAATGGGACGGGTTATTAGTGTGCCGCTTGATCAGAGAGATATAAAAGCAAAAGGTATTTATAAAAATGAACAGCAGGGTGGTATCTATAGGGTTAAAGGAGATAATGTGACTAAGTTATTTAACTACACTTATAAAGAGCCACAAGTTCCTCAGACTTATGATTATTACAGGCTTGTCACTGAAACAGCTCAACAAATTTTCCCTGATATTTGGCTTAAAGAAATCAGGGCAGCTATTGACTCGAAGTAGTATTGGTACTATATTGGTATTGGCTTAAAGCCCTATCATTTATCTTTTGATGCTATGGACAGGATTCAAGAACTTGCAGGTCAGTATTTATTAAACAGCGAACTATATCGTGCTGGACTTTCAAGAATTACAGATCAGGAATTTAATCAACTAGAACAAGAGTTAAAATCATTAGCACCAGATCATCCTGTTTTTCAAAAGGTTGATGAAGGTTGTGTTCTAAAAGGTATTGGAACTGGTTCTTTTGATAATTGGTATAACAGACTCCCTGAAAATGAATCTTTAATGATTCAACCAAAGATTGACGGGATTGCGATAATGCTTAGATATGTTGATGGTGCTTTAGTCGCTGCTTTTAATCGGGTTGGCAAAGATAAAACTTATCACATGAGATTTATTCATAATATTCCTCAATTTATTGCGATGGAAGGAACAGTTCATATCAGAGGAGAATTGTATGCACCTCGCGAGTCTCCTTCTACATCACAAAGACTTGCTGCGGGTCACATACGCAAAAAATCACCAGAATCATCTTCTGACGATATTCGTTTTTGTGCTTTTGAAATGGTTAATTTATGTAGTTTTGAAACTGAACAGATAATGGAATTAGCATCACTTGGTTTTGAAATTCCTAGTTTTTCTGTCGCAGATAAAAAGAAAGAAAATAGAGACTATATAAAAGAGTGTCATGAGCTTTGGCTAGATAGTCGTTTGTTTGGCGACTATCCCACCGATGGAATTGTGGTTAAAACAAACAACAAGTCTTTGCAAAAATTGTATGATTTCAACAGCAAGACTCAACAAGGCTTAATTGCTCTTAAAGACTACTGGATGGAGGATTAAGAAAAGTTACAAAATACTTCTTTAGTATTAATCTTTGATATATTAAAAGAGTCCCAAAAGACCTATCTTTTATCTTTTATGAAAAGTTCTCATCCAACTGGATTACATTATTTTCGTCGAAATCCACATCCAAAAAAAGAAAATCATGGCGATTGTGGAGTACGAGCAATTTGTTTGGCTCTTGATTTCAATTACAATCGTGTTTGGTCTGCTGCAACAGATAGTAAAAGAAGAGAACAAGGCTATTACTACTATGATCAGTATGGAAATATGAAAGATAGAAAAGTTACTGCAACGTGGAGTCTTTCAAGAAAAGAGCTTGAAGGAACCCTTAGGTCATTACGAGTTTGGAATTGGAGTTATACAAAACTTCCTAAAGACACCAAATTTGTAAAAGGTAATTTCCCTGACTATTGCATTGCGCATCTTAATCGTCATTGGGTAGCAATTAAAGACGGTGCAATTTGGGATACATGGGATTCCAGAGGAAAACGTCTTAAAGAAATAAAAGGTTATTTTTCTCCAGTTTCTTAAATCCTTCACCTGAGCAAGTGGATAAACTGCTCAACTTATTCTTTATCTTTTATTCGTGATGAAAAAAGCAATTAAAAAAGAACTAATCTATCAAGATGAAAATCAAACTAAGTGGCTGTTAGATAACGGTCTAACTCAAGTTACTTATTCTAAAACAAAAGATAGTGAGCCTATTACGATGACCTATGCCTCTTATTGGCATCCTTACGAACTAAGACATTACATGCGCGATTACGCTGCGTATAGTCCAATTAGTTATGTAAGGTTAGGGCAAAAAATTAAGTCATTAGGTTTATGTATTGAAGGTGATGACAGTACATGGGATTTAAGAAGGTTATTAACTGCAATAGCTAATAATATATCCTTACATGCTAAACCTTTTCTGGGTGATAATGACAAGCGAACAGTAAAGCAAATCTACGGTTCAAGAGAAGATCTTTTAGAAAGGTTGCTTTTTCACTTTAGGCATCAATTAGTAGATGAGGTGGCGTGATGAACTACTTAGTAATTGGTCGTAAAGGTGGAACTTATTGCGGCGATGAATCTTGGGAGGATTCTATTTCAAAAGTTTTTTCAACTGATGTTGAATTAACTAAAGAAGAATTAATTGAAAAGTTTCATAAACATGTTGTTTTAAGTTTTTTTGAAGATGGTGCTGATGAAACATGGACTGATGATGATTTTGAACAGGCTTATGAAGAGGAGAATGGGTGGAATTGTGTTGACACTATTTTTAAGTCAGAAAAACCTTTTGATTTAGAGGAGGTGGCGTGATGTTTTTACAAACTAAATCTTACATTATTACCAAAGAAGGGAAACTTGTTTGGTTAAAAACTAAATCAAAAAAGAAGGAGGTCGAAAGATGACTCAGCTTGATTTTTTACAAGAAGTTTATAAAGACTATTGCAATAAGCATGGTCTAAAGCATGTTTCTACATGTGAACAATCATGCTCAACACCTAAACAATGGCAATGGATTCAAAACTTTAATGAACTCTGGGATTATGCTCAGAGTCAATCAGATAATCAATTTAAAAGTTGGTTAAATACTTGTCCTTTTGAATATGACATTATCTACGATGGATCTAATGCTATTGAAGATAAAGTTGACTGGACGGGACAAGTAGATCTTGCAATTTACACTCAGAAAAAACAATGAAACTTCAAGTTAATGTCAAAATTCCTGATGAGGAATTAGCAATGTTGAAAGCACTTGCAAAAGGTGAATTAGCAAGTGATTGTCCGACGTGTGGCAAACCGTGGGATTTATCTAACTTGGCAACAAAAGATCCTATTCCTTTTTCAAGACTTGCCTCTAAATTTTTAATCGAAAAGATTAGGGATGAATTTCATAAAGCTCAATTTAAGGGGGTTGAATTATAAATAATCAAATTCTTTATGGAGATTGTTTACACCTTTTAAAAACAGTCACGCAAGAATGTAGAACTTGCGTGACCTCTCCACCTTATTATGGTTTACGGGATTATGGAGGTAAAAAAGATCAAATAGGTTTAGAAGAAACACCAGAAGAATATATAAATAAATTAGTTCAAGTGTTTGATTTAGTAAAAAATTGTTTAACTGATGATGGAACCTTATGGGTCAATATTGGCGATAGTTATTACAACTATAGAAGTGGATTAGGTCAATCACTTCCAAAACAATCTGTATCTAATAGTAATCAAGACTTGCCAACTAGAAATCCCAGAAGGGCAAATAAGTTAAAAGGTTTAAAAGAAAAGGATTTGATTGGCATACCGTGGATGTTGGCTTTTGCTTTAAGGTCTAATGGGTGGCATTTAAGGCAAGATATTATTTGGAATAAACCTAACCCTATGCCTGAAAGCGTTAAAGATAGATGCACTAAATCCCATGAGTATATGTTTCTTTTAAGTAAGTCAAAGAATTATTTTTTTGATAATGAAAAGATAAAAGAAAAAGCAGTTGGTCTTGAGGAAAGAAATAAGCGATCAATTTGGACGGTAAAAACTAAGCCTTATAAAGAAGCTCATTTTGCTGTTTTTCCTGAGAAATTAATAGAGCCTTGTATTCTATCTAGTACAAGAGAGAAGGATTATGTTTTAGATCCTTTTTTGGGAAGTGGAACTACAGCTTCAGTCGCTAAAAAACTTGGGAGGGGATATATAGGAATTGAATTAAACGAGGACTATCAAAAAATTGTTGAGAAGAGAGGAGACTTGGATCAACTGGATTTGTTTAGCTAGGACTCAGAGACTTGGAGACTTGCTAAGGCGTGTACGCATACAGAAAAATAGAGAGATAGATAAACAAGCATAGGATTAATTATTCTCTTTATTAGTTTGAAATTTTTTTCTAAATAATTTCCAATTATTTCTTATTAAGAAATATTACAAAATACTAGCTTAGTATCATTTGGATGTATTGTTAGTTCAGTTATCTTTTATCTCTTATGACTGATTACTATGTGATTCAAAAAATAGCTAATAAAGCTTATCTTTTTGAAGTTGTTGAGCGACGTATGGGTGAACTATCTACCGAGATAGCTGATAGATGCCATGAAATTATTAGTCAAGCAAGAATATTCCATAGGGGAGAATTCTTCTTTATGGATAGAACTTCTTTATTAGCATCTAATATCTCTTATCTATTGGAGGAAGTTGAATGACTGTTTTTAATCTTACTGCTGATCTTGTTACCGAGGATTCTTGTCGTAATGGCGACTGGGAAAAAGCAGGTTTTCTTGATGAGTCAGGCCAATTGACTAGCAAAAAAGATAACTACACTTTTTCCTTGACAGAATTAAGGGATCTTTTAGGTCTTTATTGGGAGCGATCAAGCGATACGTGGATCACTGCTACTAAAGAAATGTGTAATGAATTCAATACTCCTAGTGGTCTATGGTCTTTTTTAGATGATGATTCTGTTGATTCTGATGTTTTATCTGGGCAAATATCAATACATAGACCTGAAAATATTACTGATGCAAGTTGGGATCGTGTTTTAAAGCTTTTCAAGGTTGCTTGAAGACTCGCTCATGCGTTTAGAGACTCGCTATCACGAAAAGACCCGCTAAGACCCGCTAAGACCCGCTATCACTCAGAGACTCAGAGACTCAGAGACTCGGAGACTCGCTAGTGCGCGTACACATACAAGGACTATGTGACGCGCATTTTTTGTGATTTTATTTTTTCTTCTGAGAAAAATTTTTTTCGTTTTTAAATTTTTTAATTTCCGATGTCGAATGGGGGTAGACGTATTGAATGTCAATGTCGAGTAGGAGTTGTCGTTTTTATTGTCGAGTAGTAGTTGACGTATTGATCGACGAGTAGGCGTTGTCGTATTTGTTATCGAGTAGGGGTTGACGTATTGATTATCGAGTAGGGGTTGTCGTATTGATTAACGAGTAGACGTTGACGTTTTTAAAAGTAGTTGACGTATTTGATGATTATTAAGTAATATAACAAAATACTGTTTTAGTATTTTTTCCTGTATTGTTTTATATGTAGTTTTTACTTTTTTATCATGTCGGCTTATTTAACATCGAAAAAAGATCTTTCAACTATTGCTTATATATGGGCGCGTATTTTCGCGGATTCAAAAAAAGCAAGTTTTGAAACAGTTGTTTCAAATAAAGATCACGCCGCGCGCTATTTAGAGTTCAATCTTGATATTGAGAGTATTTTATTTGAATTCTTAATAGACGCTAATCTCGACAGTTTGCGCGCTAGATATTCAGACTGTCGCGAATTATCACGCGGCAAGCTTATTGATTCATGGACAAGTGAGACTATGGAATATCAAGACCCTAAGCTCGAAAAAATAAGTAATAAAGATATTGAAAATATTATTGGATCTTATACATATCAATCATGCGAGCATGAAGGCTTTAAAACTTCTTATGGCTTTAGAATTTGCAAAATGATAATTGATAAGATTAATGAGATATTGCCTAAAGAGTTTCAAGATGAAAAAGAAGGTTATGCGCTGACTGCTGCGCGCGTATATAAAGACGACACACAGGACGACACACAGGACGACGCGCAGGACGACGACGACGACGCGCAGGAAGTAGATACTAGTGTCTTTATGTAAAGTATTGTTACAGAGTACTTATCTAGTACTCTGTACATGTATATTAAATACATGAAATTCATTTTTCATTTTGTTCTTTATCTTTTATCTCGAATGACTAAGAAAACAACTTTTCAAAAGTGGTTACAGGATAACCCCTTAGTGTTGGAAGTTTACGGGGATCTACCTCTTAGCTATCTTCAATATTTATTCATTCAGAGTAACCCTAAAGGCATTATTGATTAATTTATTTCCTTTTATTCCATCAACCTTTATCTTTTATTTAAAATGACTTCTTTTTATCAAACACCACGCCTTGACGGTCAGTACGCAAGACAAGGCACACGCGCGCCTTATACTCGCGCCTATGAATCGGACACCCTACGCGCTAGAAAATCAGTTGAATCTGTTCTTGGTACTGATATTGCACCTGATCAAAAAAATGTAAGGGATATTTTAACTAGCGCGGGCGCGTGGTTCGATACTGCAAAAACAGACATACACTTTGATACTAAAATCAATGGTCTGCAGCGCACGGCATCACATAAGGGAATTATTAGAACTGATACAGGCGACCTTTTAGGACTACACGGGACAGGATACCAAGACGTAAAAATACAGGACATCGAATATATCCTTGAAACATTAAGCGATAAAATGACCATTTCAAACGTGCTTTTAATGAATAATGGCGCGCGCTTGTATGTAACTGCGACAGTTGACGAAAATGAAGTGACGACAGGCGACACTATACGCCGTCAACTTCACTTGTATAACTCACATGACGGTTCAACCGCGCTAGGGTGCTTTTTTTCTGACCGTCGCATGGTATGTATGAACGAGTTGGGGATCTTTACAGGATCAACGGCAAGCGCGGCAGTTAGTCAAGGTCGTGGCTTGAAAATGAGACATACACGCAATGTGCGCAACTTTGCACATAGCCTAGTTAAAAGGATAGACATAGAGAATGAGCGTTTTGAGCAGTCAATACAGGACTATAAGTTAATGGCTAATACAGTATTCAAAAAAGGCGATGCTGAAAAAATATTGCTTAAGGTTTACGGCGATAAAATCAAGCAAGGACAGGACTATACAGACCTTAAAGAGTACGCGCCTATACAAAGGTTAGTAAATACAGGGACAGGTGTTGAACTATGCAAAGGCGCGACAATGTGGCGTTTTTTCCAGGGATTGACAGAATATGAGACACACTTCTCAGGAACTGCCAAAAAGAATAGACAGGAAATAAAATTTAACTCAAAATATCATGGCGTGACTAAGACGCGTATTAATAAGGCTAGAGAATCAATTCTTGAGTTATGCGCAGCATGAAATACTTTATTATTTATCTAGCGTTCTGTCTTGCCTTGCTTGTCAGTCTTAACCAGTCATTGACTAAAGCAACCCAAAACGACTGCCAATATTTCAAGATCGCGGCAGCATGTAGGCAGCTAAACAAGTAAACACAAGACCCTACAAGCTAGGGTCTTTTTTCCTTTATCCTTTATTTAATCCCATGAACTACACAACACAACAAGAACAAGCACTAGACAAGCTAAGGACTAAGTGGGCAATAGTTGGCAAGCCTTACCCTTTTTTGGGTGGTAATGGTTGCTTAATGGTAGAAGTAGAAGGCGCGATAGGTGAGAGTGTGGGCAGTGCTTACACTACGTGCTATACGCTAGGCATTGAGCGCGACGGGTACGTGCATAGTTAGGACAATATAGAAAAATAAGACCCTACAAACTAGGGTCTTTTTTAATGCTCTTTTTTAATTCTCCAGGAGAAACAAGACAGAAAAAATAAAAATATATGGCCTTTATATGGCCCTCAGACAGGCCAAACTAAAACGTGCTATGTAGTACAGTGCGGTAAATTGCGGCTCTCTGAGGCGATTTGCGACGTTAGGTATTAATACGTAGCAATTTGAGGTAGCTAATATTAAATTATCGACTCGTTCGCTGCGCTGTATTGCGTGACAATGAGCGACAGAACGCGGCAGCGCGTGGCAATACGTCACAGCCTGCGAGCTATTGGAGTAAATCGCGAAAATTAGCACGATTTGGTAGGCATGTGACAGTTGAGAGATTGGCACAATAGGTATAAATACTTAGAAAAAATGACTAGGTATTTATACTTAGTTGAAAAAAATTTAGGTTCTTTTTCGCGAAAACTCAGAGGGTTATTTCGTGC